CTTAAGTAGTATTATACGACTGTGTTTAGTAGTATATAGACTGAAGGCCTTCTGCCAAAATAAACAGTATTTTAACAGGAGGTATAGTCAAATGGCTATCAAAGATGTAAACAACCATCCGAGTAATCAAGTAGGGTTTCACATGGAAACGCTTACTGGAAAGGAGCAAATATCTAATTATATAGACAATGTTACACTTATACTTAGAACTGAGTATAATCCTGAAGTAGCAAAAATTGTCAGTGAAGGTGGTAAAGTCTTCTTGAACAAATGTATAGGTGCTCTAATGGGTAGTTCATCAGAGAAATGTAAGGTTGAGCTACACGATGCTTTAAAGAGTAGGTCTGATGACTTGATTAAAGTGATTACATCAATAATCGAAGAATTAGGTTCAGAGGATGAAGTAGACATAGCACTGAAAGAAGAAGAGAATGGTTCTGTAATAATATACAATACCTTCACCAATGAAATCATATGGTCAAAGAAAGATTTTAACCCAAGATTTACGAAAATACTGCTAAGAACAATAATAGAAGTATTAAGAGTTACTAAACAACACAATGAAGTGCGTGAAGCATTAAGATGTATACTAAGTTTTTCTACAGTATATAAAGACTTACGTGGATCGCATGAATATACGATACAACAAGAAAAGGAAGCTCTAGAACGTTTAAGCAGTACTAAATTCACAACAAATGAAGAGTTTAGGGTTAAAACTAGACAACAAGGTACTTTAGAAAATGAGTTTGCTCAATTCATGAGTAGATTCTTACAAAAGGACAATAGTGATGACCAGCTGTTTGAGGAAGTAACAAGAAATTTTAGAAATGCCTTGAAACGTTTTGTCAAATACAAGGGAAAGCAGTTCCTTAAGTATGATAAGATGAGAGATGCAAATTTTAGTTTCAAATCATCAGGCACAACAATACGTACAAAGGGTAAAACTCATACTATACCAGCAGTATTAGCAAGTGGTTTTGAAAAGGACTTACTAGAAGAGGTACCTTGTGTAAAATCATTTGATGACTTACTAGGTTTCGAAGGTGAGTATGGATTCTTGTATTCAAAACTCGTAAAATCTAAGTATAGACCAACAGTGTCTATACCTCAAAAGAAATTAGCGATACGTATTATTCATATCGGAGATAATCCAAGGCAAGATAGATTGGGTTATGTTCATAACGCAATATCTGCATTCTTTAAAATGTACAACTGTGATTGTACGTTCAATCAGAATGAAGGAATTAAGTTTTGCTTAAAAGCTTCAGGACAAACAGTATATGCAGTGTATTGCATGGACCAAAGTAAAGCTACAGATACTATGTTAATAGATGCGCAGAAAATGGCTTTAACGGTGCTTTTTGCACAGATATTCAAGAAAGATACACAAAAGGTTAAAGCAATTGTGGAAGCTTGGGCATATATGGTTTCTGGTGAAGAAAACACATTCTATATGAGTAATCAAACTACACAGAAGTATAGAATGATTGTAGGTCAGCCGCAAGGATATTTATCATCATTTGCGTCTTTTGCGTTATTAAACCACTTTGTTATGTTGTTTAGCTTGTACAAATACTGTAAGCACAGAGGTTATATGTGCCCAGATGCAAGAAACTTATATCGCATAGTAGGCGATGATAGTGCAGTAATGCTATTCGACAATGATGAGGAAGGCAAATTCAGAGACATTTATATAGAATGTAATCGTATGATAAATGTTGATGTTAATCCAAATAAAGGTTTTTCTAACTTTGGAAGCAAAAGAACTAGTACAACGGCTGAGTTTGCAAAAGTATTAAGCATAAATGGTAGGTATTTCACACCAACACCATTCAATATAGCAAGTAGTAGTGCTAACACTACACCTGAAAATTTCCTTAAATACTTGTTATGGCTAAGGGATAAGTGTGATTTTACCTTTAAACAAGATACAATCTTCAAGTTGCTTAACGAGAGGTTCACGCTAAGTACGGAACAGCTAATAGGATTAGAAATAGTTCTAAATACCAAGATTGCTAACAATGATTTTTATCAATTGGTAGATAAAG